AGTACTACTTTTAAAATTTAGCCCCATTTTTAACGGGGCTAAATTCCTAATTAACATATGCACGAATCACCATGCAGTTATAAATTAAGAATATGTAAGTTATAAGATATGGTAAGGTATTTATAGATCATTTATGCTAAATTCCTCTTAATAATGTGGTATTATTTGAGTTTAACATAAATGACCTTCTTTTATAAGTATGTGTTGCGATTCTGATCTAACATCCAATAAAATAAATCTATTTATAATTTACTTCTTGAACCCTCCAATTATGATCCTCATTCACTAATGTTACTACATAATTGAAATCTTTATTATAGGCCGCTCCAGCCCATTCTGTTGCTGGATAGTATCTAGTAGTATTAAAACTAACCTCTACTTTATTATCTTTCTGACTTTCTATTTTAGATGATTTAACTACTTCATGAGTAGGAAAAGATACCTCTCCTTCTCCTCCTTTGTTAATGTCAGTTAACTTTTGAATATATTTTTCTATCTCTTCTTCTGATACAAAAGGTGATAAATTTGCACCTAAAACAGATGTTATCTGTTCAAAATTTCCCTCATTATTTTTCGTTACTCTACTTAAATTAATCCAACTTTGATAAGCACTTTTAAATGTTGAACGTATCTGTAACTCTAATTGATAAGCTAATAATTTTAGTTCAGGATTATCCAATTTCAATTTTTGCTGAGTATCTATAGCCTCTTGATTATTATCAATTTGGTTAGTATCATCTTGATTTGCTGCACAACCAATTAATTGGACTATAATTAAAAATAAGACTATCGATAAATAAAACCTATTATTTCTATTTTTCATAAATTCACCTCCTAATTATATTTTATAATTCCCAAATAGAAAACTAAAATTATATAATTAGGCATAAAATCTTAATTAAAAAATAAATTTAATTTGATTTCACTTAATATTTAAGATATATAAAGTATTTTCATCACCTTCTAAATCATCTTTAAGACCATAGATATATTTTAGTTCTTTCATAGCATCTTGAGTATTCTTACCAAATATTCCATCAGTAAGATCTATATTAAAACCATGCTCTCTTAATTTTTCTTGAAATAATATAAGCTCTTTTCCTTCATCCCCCAGCTTAAGATTATGAGTTATTTTGATAGGATCTCTATGACCAATTATCTTTACTTTTGTTCCCACTTTAACCCATGAGTATAGAATTTTAACATCGTGATTAAACATTCTAATACATCCATTACTAGCAGCATAACCTATAGAACCAGGTTTATTGGTACCATGAATTCCATAACTGCCCCAAGGAACACTCAGTCTCATCCATTTATCACCAAAAGGACTTTCATTCCACATGTCTACCTTCTCTATTATCCTAAATTCACCTATAGGAGATTTAGTAGATGACTTTCCAATAGCTACAGGAAATTCACTATACTTCTCTCCATCTGAATAAACAATTAATTTTCTTTTATAGGTATCCACTAGAATTGAAATTTCACCTGTAGGTGGTTCCTTTTTATTAGTCTCTCTAGCTTCTTCTCCATGGATTGCCATTCCTAAATACCACCATAACTTATTATCAACTATACCATTATTATCTTCTAACTTATTTACATATTCAAATTTTTTAACTGCTATATATGTATTCCAATCATATAAGGAATTAATTTCTCCCTTATAAAATCCTAATAGTTTAAGCTCTCTTTGTAATTCCCAAATATCTTCTCCTCTTAATGGAGGATATTGTAATGATATTATACGCTCTGGTCGACAACTACACTTATAATTAGCTTCTGATGAACTTGTAATTATAAGTAAAGTAACTAAGATGAAATATAATACTTTTTTTATCATAAACTGTCAACCCTCCTTTATTAAATTTTATGTCTACATGTTAATTATTATGAAATATCTAATATACTATAAGAGTAAGCTTAACAAGGACAGCATCTAAGCTCTGCCCCTGTTAAATTCAAATTATTTTATAAAGAAAATAATCAATTATATTCATTTACAACCCATGTTGTCTTACTATCTTCATCTAAAGTTACTATAATAGTCTCACCTTTCTTCAATTTAACATTTAAGTCTTTAAGATAATTAGCTTGAACAATTGATCTAATATTCACACCATTTTCATAGGCAATATCTGCAATATACTCTTCATCTTTTCTAACAGTATAAATTCTATGCTTTTTAAAGAAGCCTTGGCTAACAGGCATTAGTAATTTTTGACCGTAACGAACCTTTTCTTCACTTCCTAAAGCATTTATAGTTCTTAAAACATCCTCTGAAATATTAAACTTTTTAGCAATATCTGTTAGAGTTTCATCAGCATTTACCCGGTAATAATTATTCAATAACTTACTATATCTTTTTACATAAGCAAATTTATTTGAATTATCTAATGGGATAATTAAATTACTACCAACTTGAATATTATTTATATTATCCAACATATTGTTTGCTTTCATAATCTCTAACATTCTAACTCCAAACTTATCAGCTATTTTTACAAGATTATCTCCTTCTTGTACTTGATAACTGTAGTAAAGAGGATAAGAATAAACTTTTATCTCTTCTTTGTCTATATTAGTGTTTGGTAAAATAAGCCTTCTACCTACATATAAATCATATGAGTTCTTGATATTATTTAACTCGACTAACTTTTGCACTGTAGTATTATATTTTTGAGCAATATTCCATAAAATATCTCCTTCTTGAACAATATAATAGTTATTTTCTTCTTCAACATTTTGATTATTATTTAAAGGAACAAGCAATTTACGTCCAATATATAAATCATAGGCATCTTTAATATCATTTAATTCTACTAATTTCTCTACTGTAGTGTTATATTTTTGGGCAATATTCCATAAAATATCTCCCGCTTTAATAGTATAATATCCATACTTATTTTGATCATTTGGATATTCAATATTAATTCTAATAATCAATCTTTGTCCAACATAAATATTACTAGGGTTAGAGATATTATTTTGTTCTATAATAACCTCTATTGGTACACCTATTTCTTTAGAAATTTCTATCAAGGTATCTCCACTTTTAACTTTATATACTGTACTAGCTTCTGCCTGAGCTAATGACATAGCCATTATTGTGACCAGCAATAATACAATTGCTGTAAATTTCTTCATTAATATCACTCCTTCGTCTTATTTTGGTGACACAAATAGGAGTTTAACATATAAATTAGGGGAGTACAATGATAAAAATATTGTTAATAAGGATATTATATACAATAATATTTGTTATAAATTATCAAGGCAAATATTATTCACTTAATAGCGTATAAAATTTACAATAAACAAAATTAAACCTTCCTAGAACCTTATCCTTCAAGACTTTTATCTCATAACTTCCTTCCTATTACTATCATGTGATCCTGACACCCTACCAGCCACAATCTCAGCACTCTTTCCAAAGGTAAAAGTACCTAATATAAGTTTGATTATACCTCCCAAATCTGGTGGCATACTGAATTGAACACTAGTTATATCTGTATATTTAGCAATTGCAGGAGCTATTATATAGTTATTGGTTAAGATAAGCACATAGATTCCTACTAAACTAAGTATAGTAATAGGTCTCCAACTCTCTAGTAACCAGTTATCGCTTTTGGCATCAGTTTTTAATATTTCTGTCTTTGACTCTAGTTCTTGCTTTTGAACCTCAATTAATTTATTGGTCAACTCATTTTCTAATACACTTATCTTTTCTTTAACTTGTAACTTCTCTTCTTCAGAGGTATGGAAGTCATCTACAGTCTTACGAACTGTGTCTAAGCCATCTTTAATTAAATTCCCTATGCCTAATATATCCATTTAAACACCTCCAGTATTAATAAAATAAATAAACCACCGAAAACGGTGGCTACTAATCCTTCCAATATCTGAATACCTTATCTACATAAGCTTGATTTACATAAGCACCATTATCATCTTTTCTAGGGCTTCCTGCATTATAACTTGCCACTGCATCCTCCCAGTTACCATATCGATTATAATAATGCTTTAAATGCTTACAACCATACTCTATACCTAATAATGGATCACATAATTCAGTAAAGAAGTCACCTTTAAATCCTCGTTCTCTTGCTACTGCCCCCATTACCTGCATTAATCCCCATGAAGTCTTTTGACCATTCTCTTCAGTATCGAAACTGGCCATACTGTGATTAGCAAATTCCTCAACCTTATATAACCATCTATAATTAGGCTCATACCTAGTTGCATAAGTATTACCATTACTTTCAATCTTGATTATAGCAGCAATGAGTTTAGTTGGAATTCCATGCTTTTTAGCTTTCTTTTCAATAATATCTCTTAAATTCATAATATATCTCCTCCTTAGAAAAGTGGTAACTGGTCTACATTAACTCCAAAGATAGTTAATATAATTCCACCTATAACGATTAATAATCCAAAGATAACTTTCCACATATTGTTGGTATACTTATCTTCCCTGCCTTCAAAGAATCCTTGCAACTCCTTCAAGTCCTCTTTTGTAGCCATTCTGGTATCTACTTTCTCATCTATCTGCTCTATCTTTTCTGTATTTTTAACAACATTAACCTTTAATGATTCAATATCAGCTTCTGCTCTAGTTATTCTTTCATTCATCTCCAAAGAGCTCACCTCCCCTATTAAAATAAAAAAAGACGCCTCTCGGAGTCTAAATGCTAATAAATAATTAAAGTTTTATAACATAACCTCTAATATTAAAGGTACACTTATTAACAGACGAATACTCTTGATTCAATTGATTAATTAATTGATATTCATCATATATATCTCGGAATCTATAATAGCTATAACCTGAATTTCCTCCATGACCTAGATAGACGCTCCCTAACATGACTTTTATTTCTATTTTATCTTTAACTATTAGCGGTGGTAAATTAGTATAGCTATTTACAACTTCTCTATTATCTATTTTAAAAGAAATCACTTTTTGTCCATCAAATTCTTTCGTTCCTTTCCCATACTTTAGAATAGTATTTCTCATACCTGTACTACTCCCCTCATCATCCTTATAAGTAAAAGGAGCTCCAGATTCAATATAATTCATATTTGATGTATACCATAAAAATGGCGATCCTAAATCTATAGTTAGTGTTTTAATTTCGAAATCAGAACCATTACTTGCAGATTTATTTATATATGTTAACCCATCTACATCGAAAAACATTTCGTTTTTAAGGCTATTTAACCGATTATGATTATCTTGTATATTGCCTTCAATCCTATTGAAATTTTTGTTATCAACTCCATCATCAGGAGTCCAATCAGTTTTAGTCCCTTCCCAACTCATTCATTTTTCCTCCCTTCTAGGTTTGCTCTTAATCCTCCATCATATTCTAACTCTTGTTTAGTTACATAAAATTGTCCAACCTTATTGATACCCAGTTTTTGAAATTCTGGTACAGTAATTAGATCAGCTAATATTAATGCTGGATTACCTCGCCAATCCAAAGACACATCTCGCTTAGGGTCAGCAAAGGAACCTTTAAGTTTATCAGCTATCTTCTGAGCCATTTCTTTAGTTTGAATCAGATGATTTATAGGAAGAGTATAATCTATCTTTCCATTCTCAGTTATACTCCTATCATCTTGTGAATATACTCTTTCTGCTCCTTTTACTTTTAAAGGCTTACCTTCAAGTATTAACTTGAAAGTATCTTGGCTAGTTCCACTGTTGCTAATCTCAATTTCAGCATTACAAGCATAATAATTAGCATGAGTAATTGAAGTGTTCACTGTATTATTCTCCAAGTGAGCTGTAACTTCTATAGCTGGTTTCTCTGAATACTCAGCATTAATAGTGATAGTCTCAGCTGCTCCAATTGTTCTAACTTCACTAGTAGAAAAAACTTCTTCTAACCCATCAGATAATACAAGAGGTTGAGTTTCTACTATTATATAATTTGCTACACTAGACGAATCAGCAGGTTGATTCTTTGTAAAATAATCATCTGCTGTTATTTCATATAATCCTGTGGGGATAATCAGTTTCAATGACCTAACAGTCATTTCTGTTTGACCTAACATATCACTTGTTACATTAGCTATAATATAAGGTCTAATATTCGCAGAACCTTTTACTACCATATTAGCTGAGACTTCTCTTATTCTAGTAGAAGCAAGGGTTATTGTAGCATTACCTGTTATCATTTCAAACATATGACCTGTAATTTTCTGTATTTCTGTGGTCATAATTCCACTAGATAATATATTAGCAGAAGAATTTTTTAGTCTAGCAGAATTGATTGATATTATGGCACTAGCTGAAAAATCAGCAGAAGCTTCAATATAATTAGTTATACTTCTACCATAAATATAGACATTATTATCATATGAAGCAGCGTAAAGGTAATCATTATCAGCATAAACAGAGTAAATATAACCTGTTGCATCTGTTAACTTAGTTACTAATGTAAGATCTCTTCTGTCATAGATATATATATTCTTATCATGGGCTCCAGCATAAATATAATTGCTATCAACATATATAGAATAAATATAACCAACTGGATCTGTTAAAGTAGTTATTAAGGTCAAATTTGTTTTATTATAGACATAGATTTTATCACTGGAACCGGCATAAATATAATCACTATCAGCATAGACAGACCGAATAATATTATTTGCATCAGTGAAGGTAGTTACTAATGTAAAATCTATTCTATCATAGATATATAACTTATTATCACGTGAGCCAGCATAAATATAATTACTATCAGTATAGACAGAAAAAATAAAATCATTTGTATCAGTTAATATAGTTATTAAGGTTAAATCTGCTCTATCATAAATACATATTCCATTATATGAACCAGCATAAATATAATCTTCATTAACATAAATAGAATAAACAATTCCACTTACATCAGTTAATGTAGTTATTAAAGTCAAATTTATTCTATCATAAATACATATTCCATTATATGAGCTAACATAAATATAATCGCTATCAGCATAAACAGAATAAATATAACCAACTGGATCTGTTAACTTGGTTATTGGTGTAAGGCTTGTTTTATCATAAATATAAATTTCATTCTGTGAACCAGCATAAACATAATCACTATCAGCATAAACAGAATAAAGATGATTACTTGTAGCTGTTAATGTAGTACTTAGATCAAAAGACAATCTATATCACCTCCTTTAATCTAACTTTACTGTTAACTCACTAATTGGAACTTTAAATATATCGTCAGTAGTGATAGTTTTAGCAGTAGTTAACTCTGCATAAAATAATGGATTACCACCAGTTTCAGCATCCATTAATATAACATGAGTAATTATTCCCCAGTCAGCTGTTGCTTGTGGAAATTCAATATCATAGGTATTCTGTGTTACTCCATCTACAATCTCATCAAAGGTTATTGCTTGCCTTGCATAACTACCTCCAGAAACCTCACTTGTAATATCTCCTGCTTCTGCTGGATTAGAAGTTAACAAAGCTATATAGATTGTAGTAGGTGATGTATAGGGTACATTTCTTAATACATGATCAAGCAATTTATTTTCTAGATAATTACACATATTAGACATTATTATCACTCTCCTTTTATATTTATAAAACTTGGCCCTTCTACTCTAATTACATTCTTCCTATCACAATATACCTGCCCTCCACAAGCCTCTGCTATCTGTCTTAATGCTTCTCTATGGCTGACTGGCTGAAAATATCCCCAAGGGATTACAAACTCCTGTAACTCTGTATCTATCCAATATTCATCAGCTTCTATATCTGCATCATCAAAAACTATCAATGCCAACTTATATAATGTAATATTCTGATAGACCTGACTAGTTGAAAAGGTTGTCTTTCTCAATAGCTCTAATCTATCTCTAGCACTTGTACTTGCATAAATTTGCTGTTCTGAAACTGACCAATCACCACTCCAAAAAGTACCTAAGGGGAGATATTCAATTATTCCATTTGGCAATTCTAATCCTAGCCAAGCCCTTATCTTTCTATTAACTTTAATCTTTTGATGGAGTGGAGAATTGATATTCCCTGCTGAAAAGCGATAGTCTATATTGCTTAACTTAATATCTATTTCATTAGATGATATATTTCCAATAGGGAGGCTGCCATCACTTAGCTCTCTTTCTTCTAGAAGATTAATTTGCATAATCTGGTCATCATCATAGATTTCTTGTACACTAGAAAAGAATTCTAAAATCTTAACTTGCTTACTAGAATGGGACCATCTTTTTACTATTAATTTCATCTCTGTTATTGATGATAATTGTAAATCTGATATATCTTTTTGCCAGCTCACTCCTGTATTACCTACAATTGATTCAGTATGAACTAGAATTTCTTCCTCATAGAGATTGATATCAAAATCTTGAGGAAACTCTTCTCTTGCATCATCCCCTACCACTTTTAACCCATATACTGGTCTAGCAAAGAAACGGACCGTTAAGGTAGGATAAGGTGAAGAAAAGTATCCATCTTCATCAGACATTGAACTCCCCCACCAACCCACCTGGTAATCATCTGCTTCCTTTTTAGTTGATGGTGCAGGATAATAAGCACCATCTAAAGTAGATGAACCATCAAGTGATAACCACTTATGATTTGCAGATTCTTTTGAGTCAGCAACTTGCTTAACCCAAGATATATTAGCTTCTTCATTAGCAAATACTTGAATACTTTGGTCAAGATAGGGATCTGTCCATGTAACTTCTATTCTAGCTTTAAAATTTCTTGTGCCTGCTTTGATTGCTTCAAGAAAGTCTGGGCTGACTGGAAGCATGATTACACCTCCTCAAAAATAACAGTAACATCTTTTGTATATTGTGGCTTTAGATTATATATCTTTCTTGGTAAAGGATTAATATATACTTCTTTTGAATGTATTCCTTCAACATCCTCATATTCAAAAATCACAGCTTCACCACTTCTATACAAGTTAATAAAAGTCAGAGCATCAGCAGGCAATAATCCTTTATAAGAAAGAGTATAAGTGTTTTTGGTAGTAGTTATATCTTTAACCAACCTACCACTTGCAGTTCTTTCTGACTTTCCAATCTCAGTCTCTTTAATCTCCATATCTTCTCTGGGAGTAGGTATATTAATTCCGTTTAATTTCACCTTGTATTCACCCCTAACCTTGCATTTTCACCTATTCTTATACTCCTTAATTTTCTTTCTAGCTTCTTAAGTCCTAAATCATCTGCAATAAGAGTTCCTACCTGTAAAGTTACTTCAATTGGTCGAGTACTTACAGTTGCTTCTTGTTGTTGAGGCATAGGCATATGAGCTGCTATTCCTGCTCCAAGGTTTGCTAATACATCTTTTCTAAGAGGAATGACTGCTTCATCATCTCCTGCTTCACCTATTAACCCTACAGTTGGTCCTGTTACAACACCACCATCTGCAAATTTTCTAATTACTGCTTTCACAGTTTCAAAGGTTGCTAATGCAGGGGCTACTGCTGCCGCAATTTGTCCTATATAGGCAAGAGAAGCTCCAAAAGTTAAAGGAGCTTGTGCCCATGAAGCTGCTATACCCGCTGCTTGAGCTGCAATTACTTGTTGTTCTGCCATAGTTACAAAAGATAATGCCATTTCTTTAACAGCTTCTCTAAAGGTCTTAGTCCCATTTGCAAAACTATCAAAGAACCCTGTCATTGATTTAGCCATTGCCATAGATGCTTCTGCTGTATTGTTTTTAAGATTAGTAACATAATTTTTTACAGAATCCTTCCAGATTGCTACTGCAGCTGAAATAGCATTTCCATGATTTTGATAGTTAGCTAATTGAGTACTTAGTAACTCCTGCTCTTTTTGAGCATAGTATTCTAAAATTGCTTGTTTGCTAACTCCTAATTCTTCTGCTCTTGCAAGTGCCCTCTGCTTTTCTAGTTCAAGTAATTGCTCTTTGTTAGCAGTTAATCTAAATAACTTATTTTGCCAAGACTCTTCATAGCTTTCTCTGATTTCATTCTTTTTTTGTGCATAATATTGTTCTATAGCTTCTGTACTTGCTCCCTTTGCTTTAGCCTTAGCTATAGCTTTGGCTTTTTCCCTTTCTAATATCTCCATCCTACTTGCTGTTAGATTGAATAATTTATTATTCCAAGACTCTTCAAACTCTTCTCTAGCTTCAGCTCTTTTCTTGATTTCTCCTTTAACTTTCTCAGTCTGCTCTTCTTCGATTTTCTGCCGCTTAATTGAGTATATTTCATTGATTTTAGTTATTGTTTCTTGAATTTCTTCTTCTGTTAACTCTAACTCTTTAGCTTTTTGTCTGGCTTTCTCAATAACTTCTTTTCTCTCTTGTTCTAATTTATTAATTGCTTCCCGCTTTTCTTCTTCAATAATTTCCAATCTCGAAGCAGTCAACTTGAAAAGTTCATTATTCCATTTCTCTTCAAACCTTTTTCTTAACTTTGCTCTTTTCTCAGCTTCTTCTTGGGTTCTCTTAGTCTGCTCTTCTTCCTCTTCTTCAACAGTCTCAGTTTGAGCAGCATAGGCAATTTGAGTTCCTGTTACAAAATCAAAAACTTTTGTTGTAACATTTTTCAAATCTTTACCTACTGATGAACCTAAATCTCCAAAAGCTTTGCCCACATCTACTGTAGAACTGGCAATTGCTTTTCCATTCTTCTTAATTTCATTAGCTAATTCTACTACTTCTTGTCTCGATTTTTCTGCTGAATCTCCTATTGCATCAGATAATCCAGCAAATTGGTCTCCTACTTTTGGTATTTTCTCTAGTACTGATAGCTTTTGGACTATAGTATCTACTACGGTTAAGACAAAAGCTTCTAAAGATTTAAATTCTAACTTCCATACATTGACTACAATTTTGACTATAGATTTAAGAGTATCAAATACTGCTTTTAGCAATGATTTAACCTTTTCCCAATGTCTAACCACTTCTATTCCAATTGCAATCAATCCTCCCACTGCTGCAACAGTTCCTAGAATGGGAGCTGCCATTCCAGAAAGAGCAGGAATGAGAGTTGCTGAAACAAAAGTACTTACTGTAGCAAATGTTGTAGATAGAGTTCCCCAAGCGGTTATCATGCTACCAACTGTGACAAGAACTGGTCCTATTGCAGTTGCTATCCCTCCAAATATCAGTGCTATTTTTTTACCTACTGGAGATAGGTTATTAAATACATCTACAACTTTAGTAATTGCAATAGTTATTTGGGTCATTATTGGCTCAAGAGTTTTACCTAATTTACTAAGTGATTCTTGAAGTGAATAATTAGCCTCAGCACTATTAACAAGTTCTGAGTTATTCTGCCTATATTGCTCATAAACATTTGCAAGACCAGTATTGGCTAGAGTTTCTAAAATATAATTTTGCTCAGTTCCACTAGTTATAGCTTGTTGTAACCCAGCATTAAAATTATCAATTTGAATCCCAGATCTTTCAAGTAGTTCTGCAAAAGGACCAACTGCTGAACCAGTTGCAAGAGTTTCCTGTAATCCATCAGCTATACCTTCAAATTTTAAAGTATCTTTAAATTTGATTGCAGCACCTGACAATTCATCAAGTACCTGTTGGAACTTGTCACCCTTAAAACCTGCTGCTAAAAGATTGGATAATCCTTCTACATTACTATCAAGTTCGCCAGTTACTCCCTGCATCTGCTTCATAGCAGCAGACATATTCTCCATATTAGCTCCAGCAGTTTTAGTGTTATTTTCTAACACAGCTATTTCTTTTCGAAAGTCTCTAGTCCCTACTACAAGACCTGTAAAAGCACCAGTAATAGCTGCTGACATACCAGACAATTTCTTTCCTATCCCTTTGAGCTTATTTCCAACACCTTGTAATCTCTCACCTGTAGCTTGTATTCTTTGAGCAAGAGTACTTGAACTTTGACCTGCATTGTCTAACTGTTCTCTAAAACTATTAAGCTGGCTTTCTGTTCTTACTAACTCTCTTTGAAAATCTCTGTAAGCTTCAGCGGATATTTCTCCATTCTGAAATTGCTCATTTACCTGTTCTTGTACAGATCGCAATCTTTCTAGTTTTTCACTAGTATTGGCTACCCTTTGAGATAATAATTCTTGTTGCTGAGCTAATAATCTAGTGTCATTAGGATTGAAGCGAAGTAATCTTTGAACTTTCCTAAGTTCTGATCGTATGTCTCTACTTTTTTTATTAACATCCTTCAATGCTTTACCCAACCCTGTAGTATCTGAACCTATTTTTACATTAATCCCACGTATTGTCTCTGCCACATACTCACCTCCATATATAAAATACCACTCTAGTTAACTAGAAGGTTAAGCAAATAACTTATCTATATCTGCTTGTGTAGCTCTTTTAGAGCCTGTTACTTTCTTCTTACCAAGATGAATATCTGTCATTTCTATAAAATCACTAACTCTTAATTGATTAAGTTCTTGAAATGATAATCCAATGTGTTTCGCATTTGACAGTATTATTAAATCAAGTCTATCAGAAACGGGATTACTTTCCTTTGAGCTTTGGGTTTCCTCCATTTGCTGCGGAACGAAAAAATCCATCTGATGCTTCCTCAATTACATTCATCATAAAATTTTCATCTGCAAAGTCTATACTTTCTAATTCAGATAACCATTTCTCAAAACCATGAAACTGTTTGCCAAAATTATCAGCTTTGTTCATGGCATAACAAATTTGAAGTATCTTAACAGAGTCAAATCCGCTAAAATCTCCATCTGCCATTTTTGCCATATCTTGTAGGCTTACCAAATCCTCTATTAAATCTTCATCAAACTCCTGTTTATAATATAAAAGAGCTAAAGGAGTAGCCCTTAGCCCTAATTCTTTATTTCCAATTTGTATTGTTCTCATTAATAATCAACTCCTAAGCTATATTTGGTAATAATACACTATCAAAGAATGAATTGTACACTGCTTGATTACTCTCTGATAACTGCAATTTACCTTTAACATATTTATTCTTATCTTCAGTTGGAAGCATCTCTAAATTTAATGTATCAGTTGAAGGGTTTACACTTGCTTCATTGGTACTGTTCTCTTCTGAAGGTCTAGATGCTTTACATCTATAATAAACCATCCTTCTATTTTTTTGGTCACCTTGAACCTGGAAGAGCAAAGCAAAGTATTTTGGTTCATCATTTGCAGATTCGACAAGCATTCCGTTAGAATCTATAGTCATCCCAAGCATTTCAGCAATTATCTCATCGGGGATATTAGCCATTTCTAAATCTCCTGTATATCCGTTATTAGTTGTATATGTGAAATACTTAGTATTATCAGCATAAAATTCTGATGTATCTCCCTCTGGAGAAGTTGAAAATCCAACTGCTCCTGGTATAGGTTTAGGAATTCCCCAACTAGTTGTACCTTCTGCGACATCTTGAGCAACTCCTAATGTAGCTCCTGTAGATCCAGTATCTGTGAATGTAATATCTAATGTGCTATCATTATCCTGTGCTACCTTAGTAACTAGCTTAATTACTCCTGCATTATGGCTTGCTCTAAATACAGCATTAAGAATACTGTTATTATTTAAAGCATTAACTAATACTGATGCTACCTTTGCAACATTATCGTGAGTTTCAGAAGCTAATGGAACTATAACAGTAACTGGAGAATCAACTCCTAAAAGAGTATCTGCTGTAACTGTTATCTCACCATCTGCAGATGGTGTTTTAGTTACCTCTATGCTTTTGGTCTGAGACACACCTAAAAATGCCACATGAACCTGTTCGAGTCCAAATTTGACTTTGTTACTCATATTTTCTACCTCCTATATTAATTGAATTTCATATATGATTTGATATAAATCTTCACTATCTAAAAAAGACTCAACTTTTGAATAAGGGAGTCTTAATTCTTTAAGTTTATTTTCAATTTTCTGCTCATCTGGTGGATATTTAATTGAATTATAATATTCAAGCTGGTAGTTACCTATATCTTTATAATTATGATTATCCGCTATCATATCGTTATTATAAGCTAATTGTACTGTTACAAATGGTATTGGTGGTTGTGACTTAAAACTTCCATAAGTGCAAGGGAATCCTATAAATTTTATTTCATCTATTAAATCCATATAAGTCATATTATCCACCACCGTTCTTAATGATTTTCTCTATTTTTTTCTCCATCTGTGGAATTAAGTTATCATACGAAGGTCGAATATGGGGGATTGCCGCTACCTTACCCCCATTTCTTTTAGCATGACCCATTTCTAAAAGATGTGTAAGACTAGGTTTTTCTTTATTGTAGATTGTGACCTCAATCTGACCACCTTTAGTACTTGTTTTTCTGCTCCATCCATCAGCATATTCTCCAGTATCCTTAGGGGACTTTGCTTTTATCTCTTTTTTAACTTTACTTGCAGTTGACTTTACCTCTTTTTTTATACTTTCTTGAACATCATCAGTGTATTTTTTTACTTCTTCAGTAATTACAGCTGCTAGATCATCTACACTAACTGTTCTAACCATCTCCAGCCACCTTCTCTCCGATAATTACTATTTTCTCACCTTTGCCTTGAGTACGAATTATTTTATATTCTTCATCGTTATATTTGAATTTCTTTTCCTTATTATACTCAAAAGAATATATCTCAAAGGATTCTTCAGGTCTTAATCCATTGACAGCAGCATTATAATACTCATTAGAACCAATAGAATACTCGTTAGCATATACAAGTTTCCAGTCAGGGACTTCTACTTCATTTCCCCATTCATCTTCTTTAATTGTCATAGTTGGTAGATATATCACTTTGTTATGTCGCATTGTCATCAACTACCGCATACTCAGAAGATAGTGCCAAGTGGTTCTTGAGCATATCATAAGATTTTTGAAATTTATCTGAGTCTGGATTATCATAACCAAAATTAGCCTTACAATAGAGAATTATAGCTCTTTTGATTAAGGCATCTGTTTCATCTATATTGTTAATCCCAGATATTCTTAAATCAACTTTCGCTGCATCAATCAAACCTTGTATTTCTCCATTGAAATCGCTGGCTGTAATTCTTAATACTGGCTTAACTTCATCTATAAGCATTTACATCATTCCTTTTCATCAAGCTCCTTTTGAGCTGCTATTGCTTTCTCTTCTCCTTGAATCTTTTCTCCATTTGATAGCTCATACCAATTCCCGCCTGTATTTTTGGGGAATTTATCACCCTGACCATTATTTTCTTTGCTTTTGACAGTTTGCTCTTTATATAAAAACCCTTTCTCCTGCAACTCTTTTATTCTAGCTTCATCCTCAGACTCATAAATGCTACCTTGGTTATAAGGTTTTTTAGTGTTTTTATCAATAAAAGATCTAATTACTTTTTCTTTCATATTCCCATCTCCTTTTAATGTGTTATAAATATAAAAGCCACCCACAAATATACAGGTGACTTAACTATGTTTAGTTAGTTTTATACCGCTGAAGCTTTCTTAATTCTCAAAAATCCATTCTTAGATACAACATTACCACCAAAGTATCCAGAACCTCTATGAGCAATAACTCCTTGCTTGAATTTGAAGTCATCTGAACGTTTAATTTCTGTGTCGCTGAACAATACTAATTTATAGTTGGATAATGAACCATACGCCATCGAATAACTTCCAGCTGTAGTTGCATCATCGGAGATAGCTTTACAAGCACTATTGATAATAAATGGTATTCCGTCGATAGTGCCGGTATTTCCGTTAGTTACAATAGTATGGAATTTCTTACCGTCATTAGTGCGAAGTTGAGAAAACGCCTTTAAATCTTTCTTATTTAAGATTAATACTGCTGCATCTTCTACGTCTTCGTCCCCACCATAACTAAAGATGATATTATCTAAAGTATTATTGTCTATTGCAGCAATTTCTACATCAGTTGCAGGGTCGATTGCTGTAGCATTAGTAGAGAAAATACCCACTAAGTGGTTAGTTGCTCCATCTCCTACTAAAATTTCTCTAGTAATTTTCTTTCTTTGAGCTTTTTCAACACCATCTATAACCATAGTTGCATAGTTAGCTTCTGGTAATCTTTCAATCTCTTCTGGATGCTCTGCATAAGCAGTTATTTTAGCTTTATTTATTTCTGCATAATCAAAGACAGTTTCTGTATCAGTATAGTCAGCACCTTGTCCAGTGTAACCGCCTTCGCCATATCCTTTAATATATGGTTGTTTAAAGCTTTCTCCACCTTGCATCTCTACAACATCAACTCTATCAATTAAGCTTGACACCTCATTGAATGTACCATTAATACTACTTGATGAACGCTCAGGAGTAACAATTTTACTAGTTCCTACAGTAATGATATTATCCATTTTTAAATCACTACCGTAAGCTTTTAATTTTTCTTTGTCGGCATTTTGGTTTCCTGCAATCTCTACAGTTTCAGTATTTCCGGCAACAATATTATCCATTTCAGAAGTTGTTTTATCCTTTAAAGCTTCCATGTTAGCTTTGGCTTTACAAACATTATCATATTTTTCATCTAATTCTTCAATCTCTTCCATCTTAGCATTTGCTGCAACTACATCTCCGGCATCAATCAAGTTTTGAGCTTCTGTCATCATTGTATTTCTTGTCTTAAAATATTCTGCTTTAGTCATTTATCATCTCTCCTTTTAATTTCAATAAGTTTAGTCTTGCTTTAAATTTATCTATATCTTGATTAACTGCAGTTTCAATTTCTTCAACTACTTCCTTACTTGCAGCAGCATCTTTAGTTGTAGCCGCTTCTTTTTCAGCTTGATTATTCTTTAAATCAGGTAATAAGTTCCTCATTTTATCAATAACATTCTGAGGTAACATACCATTATCCAATTGAGCATTAGCAACCAGCTTATTACCTGTATCAAACATAATTTCATCAACAAGGTTTAATTCTTTAGCTTTTTGAGCTGTTAGCCATGCACCTGTATTAGCTGTCCCGCCTGTATCCATTAATTCAAGCAAGTCATCCATTTCCATGCCACTTTTTAATATATAAGCATTAGCTATTGATTTATTGTAGTTCTTTAGCATTTCTGCTTTATGCTCCATACTTCTATAATCTCCACTAGCTCTACTAGATACATTATGAATCATAATCTGAGCAGTAGGCGAGATTCTAACAATATCTCCTGCCATAGCTATAACGCTAGCAGCACTTGCAGCAACACCTACTATATCAACATTAACCTTTCCTTTGTAATTCATTAATGCTGTATAGATTTCTGAGCCACTATAGACGTCTCCGCCAGGACTGTTGATTTCAACTTCTAACGTTTCTCCATTGGTTTTTTCTAGCCAACCAGCAACATCACGAGGGCAAGTTACTTCATAACCAAACCACTCATAAATTTCTTTCTCATCATTTGCAACAATAAAACCTCTAATCGGTATCTTCATTATCTTCTGTCTCACCTCCCTCTGTGACTATTCCTGTATCTTTTCTTCTTAGCGGTTTATCTCCACCCTCAATAGGACTAAGATTTAATATTTCTCTCCATTCATTTGGAGTCATAGCTCCTCTATCAACCATTAACCATAGGTTGAGCTTAGTTTTCATACTTGCATACTGTAAGCTATTGGCTGAGAATATGATCTTATTACCAAATCCTCGCTCTTTTCTAGTGAATAGTTTTCTAGTGAATTCTAAGCTCATTTGCTTAGCTAATGGTTCTAATTCGGCTTCAAAATAAGCATTCCAATCATCCTCATTGTACTTAGATTGAACTATCTTCTCATTAGTACCAAAGAAACTATATATACGAGCGGTTGTCCTATCCATTTGTGCGGCATTTGGTACATAATTATTTGGCTCAACTTGCTCAGCATCAAACTTAGGATCTGTAGCTGCTGCCCCTGCATCATTGTCTATTGATAAGTAGTTTTTAACAAACTTTTTAACTTCTAACTCTTTATCCTCTGGTCTAATAGTACTTTTGAATTTAAGTAACCATCTAATCACATTACTATTTTTAATAGCTTTGATTATCCCCTGATCAGTGGTATTAACCACTTCCATAAGTGATGTTAGAGCCTTTTGGGGATTCTCTCCAAAAATATCATTGTCGTTGTAATCTTGCCTTAGATGGATGACATCACTATACTTAACTTTGATATATTGACCAGTTTTAAGCAGGAATTTCAATTGCATCTCTTTATTATCTTCAAATACAACTTGTACTCCTGTAGCTGGAATGGGATATATCTCTTTTGGATATCCTCCATCGCCTCGGATAATTAGAGCAAAGGCATTATTGTTAAGTTGAAGTTGATTAGTCAACTTCTCCTGCATCATCTGACCTGTCATATAAGGGTTAGGCTCCTCCAATAAAAAACGCATATAAGGTTCAGGGTTAATTTTGATTCCATCTGTCCCCTCTCTTATATGCTTAGCTTCAAGTTTTCCTATTGCTTTAGTTTTTGGCCTTATACAGGATCTAATAATATCTGATTGAAATAACTTCCCATTCCAACTATAAAAACTATTCCCCCTCTCTGTTACAAGTTTGAGAGTATCTACTGTTTCTGTTTTATTTGTTGGACTTTTATTACCAAATAAGTTACTGAATATTCCCAAATAATCACCTCCTTAAATCATGTTAATATAATCTTGCATCTTATCTTGCAATACTACATAAGCATTGAGCAAAGCAGCAGTACCATCTATTCTCATTCTTTGGTTTCTTTGCTTATTAGGTTGAATATTTAAATTTTTATCTATATCTACAGAAGTATTACTCAAGCACCACTTGTCTATAGGGTTATTATTGTAAATTATCTTATTAGCTTTTAAGTCAGCTCCTAACTTCTTCATTGGACCTGATAAAGTTTTCTTTCCTTGAATAACCTTAATCATTGCTTCTGCTCCAAAATGGCCCTCCATCTCCTCAACCCAGTACTTAGCACTCCAAGCATCATAACCTATCCAAGGTAAGTAAATATCATATTCATTTTGTACTTCTAGATACCACTGAGTAACAAACTTAGGGTGTACAGAGTTACCTGGAGTAGTTCTTAATAATCCCATATCATTCCATTTATCATAAGGAATCTTATCTTCTCTTGCTCTTTGCTCCAATAAGTCCTCTGGTAACCAATACATCTGTAATACGTAGATATGATTATCGTTAGGTATCATAAATAATACTTTGGCAGCAGTTAAGTCTGTAGTAGAAGATAAGTCTGTACCTCCAATACCATATCTAGGCTTTAATTCTTCTAATTTGAAAGTTCTTTCATTATTCAAATCCTCAAAAGGTAACCAAGCTTCACTAGAAGTCTCTCTAATATTAAAATCCTTTGTCAGCAAATTTTTTACCAACAAAGGATTAGCTTTAGCTTTATTAACTTTAGTTTCTAGGTTATCTATTTTCTTAATAGTCCCTAGCCCTGGATTAGCTTTCTTCCACTTTGATTTATCAGTCCATTCCTCTCTTTTATCTAACTCGTAGATAATCGGTAAGAATCTTTCATCCTTATATCCCTCTGGGTCTTCATACCCATCGAGAACCATTTCTGCTTCTTCATATTTTAAATCATATACCGACTCTCTAACTGTACCTGCTGTTGTAATCATAAAAATAAGAGGTTGTTCTCTAGCTGATGTACCGTCTTTTATAACATCATACAAATTTTTATCTTTCCATGCATGGACCTCATCAAGAGAGGCACAGTGAACATTGAGACCATCTAATTTTTCACTATCAGAACCTAAAGGTACAAAAATCGATTCATTGAAATCTCCTCTCAATTCTTTTACTAAAGGTTTAATACTTTTTAGTAATACAGGAGACTTTTTAACCATTTTTTTAGCTTCTGTCCAAACTATTTTTGCTTGTTTTTCTTTTGTAGCTGCCGCATATACTTCTGCTCCAGGTTCTCCATCGGCCACCTGCATATATAAACATACAGCAGACATCCAAGTTGACTTTCCATTTTTACGAGCTACTACAAAAAATACTTCCTGATATTTTCTAGTTCTGTCTATCTTATGGACAAATCCAAATATAGCAGCAGTAGCAGCCTTTTGCCATAGTTCAAGCCTTATAGGTTTGCCTCCCCATTTCCCCTTACTATGTTTACAGAAGTTTTCTATAAATTCAATAGCATGATTAGCATGGTCTGAGCTATATTCATATTCGCTATTTTTATCTCTTATGTCTGTAACTAATTTCTTATATACTCTTCTAACTTTATTGGATACAATTATTTCTTTATTTTTAATCTTATTGTAATATTCAATTATAGGATTATAATCAGAACTATAAACTACAACATCATCATTACTAGTCTTTTTATTGTTTTTAACTTTTTTAGTAGTGTGTTGCCAACAAGTGTAGTCTTTTGGTGTTTCATCTTCTGAAAAGTTTTTTGTTCTAGTACACCTTGAGCCATCATTCTTTTCTCCAGTACATTGTAAAGTTACACTCATTAGCTGCACCTCCTAATCCGGCCTTCTTTGAGCAAATTGCTCAATTATATTGATATTTTCTTGCTTTTTTTCAGCAGGTAACAAGTCTGTTAACTGCTTCATAACTGAACTATGTCTATTAATTAGCGAAATATAAGTTTTAACCTCATCAGATTGCTTAGTACCATATTGATTTTCACCATTCTTATACTCACTAATAACTCCATTCTCATTAATCGCAACTTGTAGATCTTCTAAAGTGATAGTCATAAATGCAGCATTTTCAATAAGAGAATTAGCCACCTGCATCTTCTTCTCATCTAGCTCTAAATCTTTAAAAATCTTTTTTAATCTATTTATCTCAACTTTAACCCTTTTATCTTTTTCTAAAAATTGCTTTTTCTTAGCTATTGCCTTAGCCATATACCACACCCCCCTCGCGTGCGACTTGTGTATTAATTGTGTGTCCACTCTACGGTCTCCTAATATATACCCCCTATACTAAAAATAGGGGGGGATATACTATTATCGCTTAGGAACTAACTCCCCAAACTCATTAAACTTTAATCCTTCTCTAGTCACCTTAGCTTGATTAACTCCATGACCATCATGTTTATCATGACACTCTTTACACTCATACTTGAGTTTATCCCAATTCAAAGTGATCTCTGGATCATTAATATTCTCTTGTGTTAAATGCTCTGTATGATGAACTATATATCCTGGAGTATATCTTCCTTTCTCTAAGCAAGTCTCACACAATCCATTGACACTCTGAATATAACCTTCTCTACAATCCTTCCATGCTTTAGAATTATAAAAAGGTTTAGCCCAAGGTTTAGCCATCTTATCACCTCAATTAAAAAAACACCCAGCTTCTGCCGAGTGTTAGTCTATATTTGTCATATATTTAATTGTGAACTCAATATTACTTATAATCATTATAGCACAGATTTTAAATTATTTATTTCAACTTCATTCCAAAACCATTCCACATTTATTCCACATCAAATTATACTCACTATTTCTCTATAAAGTGAGTACAATCCTTTCTCCTCTAATAACTCTAAAGCCTTACTTTTTCTTCGATGCATAGTAGTATGACTAATAGCCAATTCAGTTTCTATCATCTCATTCTTATAATTCTTCAAATATTTGAATTCAATCACCTTAGCCATCTCTTTACCAAACTCTGGATCCTCTTCTTTTAATTCTTCTATATCATCTTTGATTATCTTCATCAATTCATCTGCTCTATTAGCTCTTCTAAGTAAATCATCTTTGATAACAGCATTACTCTCTACTTGCCCTCCTCCATAACAAATAGCACTCAATCTTCCTGGAATAATATCAGCAGCTTTATATCCAGACTTTATACCATCGTTAATTGTACAAGCTCTTCTTCTTAACCTCTTACTAGCTCTCTTTAAATCTCTGTATAAATACAATACCTTCTCTACTTGCTTCACTTTACCCCGCCTCCCTCATATGGTATAATGAAACGGAGACGGGTGCCCATGCCTGTCCTTTTTTTATTTATTGAGCAAATTATCTATTATTTACTAACCTTAATCCCCCACCTTCAAATCTATCATCAATTGGTAGTTTCATTTGAGTTAAACTAGTTCTCAAACTCTTTAAGTCTCTATCATAAAATCCATATAGCTCTAATACATCTAAGAAACCAGTAAAATCATGGTTAAAAGTTGTCCAATTGTCATTTTCATCCCTACCACAGTGATTTAACTCATGGTGAACTAAAGCATATTTCCCTTTCTCGGTTAATTGCTTCCATTCATCTTCAGCAATTTCAATTATATAATCCAATCCTGTTACATGATTATATATATTACTAACCTTTCTAGCTCTACCTTGAACAATATCACCTTTACTTTTAGCTGCTTTATCTCTAAACATATAATATATTTGAGCATTAGCTAAATCATTTCTATGTTCTTTAATAATTTTTTGAGCAATCTCTTCAACTTCTGGTGCTTCACTATAATTAGCCATCTACATCTTCTCCTTTCTCTTCTTATCTTCTTTTAACCACTCTATAATAACTAAAGCCATAATAATAGCAAATATAATTTTAGCTATTAAAATTCTCATAAATGCCACGTCCTTTAAGAATAAATCTTTATTTGTAGCTGACCTTAGGCTCAGACCAGCTACTTAAGATGAATAATAACTAGGTGGCTCCTCCTCTCTTATTTTTGGTTTTTGCCTTGAGTTATTCCATGCTCTAGGCTAAACCAACTAGGAGTTATAAGCCTGTCCTTCTCTGCCACTTGTTCCTTAGTGGATACAGGTAGCAGATAATTTTTTACTTATTAAACTTAATAATAATTTCATCACTTACATAATAAGGTCCAATTAAGTCTTCTTCTTTACAATCAATAACTTCGATATCTTCTCTACCCTTTAACTCTTTGATTAATTCTTCAGTTGAAAGTTCTTTGAAGAAATTTACTTTGACTCTTTCTCTCATTCTGCTTTTCTCCATTTCTGTAGTCATAAAAGACTAAGTTTTTAGTAACCATTTCCTAATCTGCTTTTAAGCCTAGCAATATTCTTATTCCTCAAACTAGTTATCAATTCGCCTTGTTTAACTCTCATATCTATTCCACCAACTTTAATCGGTTCTCCATTCTTACCAATTAATCGACTGACATGATCAGAAGCTAACTTCTTGTTGAGATAATCTAAGTCTCCTGTAGAATTGATAATTGTTGGCTTCTTATTCTCAATTCTATAATTAATGATGATAAAGAGCTTATCTATCTCATCTGCTCCAAACCTTTCAGCATTTAGGTTATCTATTATTAATAGATCGACTTGTTTGGCAGAGCTAACTAAGTCCCCTGTATTCTTACTAAAATCGTTATAGGTTGCTTTGATATCCTCATAGAACTCTTTGGCTACTGTATTAATGACTGTATAGCCTTTCTTGATGATTTCTTGGCCTATAATATGACTTAATAAAGTCTTACCTCTCCCACATTTGCCAACTAAGGTTAGTCCAATACCCCTTTCATTATAAAAATCAAAGTTTTCAACATAGTCCATAGCTACTAATTTGGCTTCTTTCTTACCTTCTAGCCACTTGAAATCCTTAAAGGTCTTAGCTTTGAACTCTTCTCTTATCTCAGCAGATTTAATATTCTGCTCATACTTCTTCTGCTCTTGTTCCTTTTTAGCCTTAATCTCCTTCTCATGTCGACACTTACAGTCTTCTGCAGTAAATTTATCTCCAGCTTTGCTTACTACTATCTCCTTATCACAGCAGAGTTGACAAGCAAATTGAGATTTATCTACTTCTCCATTTTGCAGCTCCCAAATCTGCTTATATCTAAGCTGTTTAACTTTATTTATTGGATTAGAGGTCATCGATTGTGAGGTCAATTTCTTGGAGTTCTGGGCTGTCAAAGCACCCTTCTCCATACTCCGATTGAGACTGATTATCTTTTGTGGATTCTCTTGTATTATCTGAGCCATTCCTTCCATTTCCCTTACCTCCTGTTGATTTATGCTTTGGATTTTCCTCTAAAGCTTCCTGAGCTTCAGCGATAAAGTAACGGATAAACTTATAGCTATTGATATTAACACCAGCTTCAGGATCACCATGTCTATAATTTCCCTTTTCTTTTTGTTTCCAAATTGCTATATCACAGGCCCTCTTAATAACCTCTGGACTATAATCTTTAAGATCATCCTCGATTAGATAGCCTTTAGTCAGCTTTCGAATATTGAGCTTGCTGGTTATATACTCCATCAGCTCTTGAAAAGGTGTTTGCTTATCTTTTGAAGCTAAGTCTCCACTTTTATTGCTTTGTCTATCATTCTGCTTATTTCCAATTTTTTCTTCGCCTGCGTTATTATATAATATAGTATTATCTGTAGTAATCTCTGTATATGAAATCTCTGTATTAGTCTGGACATCTGTGTCCATACCCTCTGGACATTCTTGTCTAGAACTTAAGACAGATTTGTCCATATGGACATCTTTGTCTATATCAAGACATTCTTGTCCAGTTGCTTCTACCTCTTGCTCTTCTAGCTTTCCATAAGTCAGCTTCCTAATTGCTTCGACATTGATATCTATGTAAGGAACATTATTATAGGGCTTTCCGTTTACTCTGATATTTCTATATTCAACTTCAATCAGTCCCTCATCTTCTAAATAATCATATTCACGTTGAATTGTCTTCTCAGAGCAATTAAGTTGCTCAGCATAATAAGCCTTACCCCGTTGTAACTTATCAGCTTTAAACTTCTGTTCATAGCTAATAACCATATTAGTTCTCGGATCTCTAATCTCTCTAGGTCGATACCAATAAACTAAATCAGATAATATCCAGGCAGACCTAAAGCGAGGCTTCCCACTTTTGGTTCTCAGTTTCTCTAACCAAGTGGGTGGTATAACATTTCCTGTAATATTTAATTGCTCTATCTTTTTAACATTCTCATTCTGTATCTTATAGCTCATCATTACCACTCCTTAGGTAAGTTATTATAATAATTTTTAGTTCAACAACCGAATATTATCTATTCTAGGTCCAGCTGTATCTAGGACTATAGACGAAGATTAATCAAAGAATCCAGCTGATAAACTTCCCTATAATCCTTAGGACCTAATAACTTTATCTTAAATATTCACTTCTATGCACTCTGTCTTTGCTCTCTATCACCATTAACTGATTCTAAGTTCCCCTGCAACCATCCAATAAACTGCTCTGCCTTATCATAAGTACAGTCATCACTACTTAAGCTAATCAATTCCATCTCATGGATTTCTGAGAAATCTGACATAATCTTCTTTCTAAGTTGATTAACAGTAGTTGTTACACCTTTCCCTTTCATCCAAGTTACAATTTCTTTGATGATAGCAAAGATCCTTTTCCGTTGACTATGCTTGATCATGCTATCTGCTTTCCCGTATCCCTGCTTTCTAGGACCTTTTGGGCTGCTATTCTATATTTATCCTTATTGGCATTTTGAACAACCCACTTTAGGTAATCACTATCTATATCTTTTAACTTAGTTCCTTTATGCTTACCAAAGGGCAATTCAATCTCTCCTGGATCATCACCATTGTTAGAATGATTATTACTATTTTTATCTGATTGATTGTTATCACCATTCATCATCTCATTTAGAGCTGGGTTAGCAAATCTCATCCTTAAGGCCAGCTCTAAGTCCTCAGCAGCTCTCTTAATCATATTCCCTCTGGCACTCTCGAAGGCATCACCTAAGGATTTAATCTCTCTATCATCATAACTTGCTGCTTCATTGCCATCTCTATCTTTTTTCTTCTTAACTACTTCAAAGCGACCAATAGCATCCTTAGATATATCTGGCATACCCTGAGGAGTTCTAAAGGTAACATTCCCTCTAACTATACATTCATAGGTTCTCTCCTCATAATAATGCTCATCTATCTTTACATCCCAGAAAGGTCCAAAGACTCGATTGAGCCTCTCTTTGACATCTTCAATGGGAGTATATCTGTTATCATTGTTATCTTGTTTGATTTCAATAGGCTCTGTAATTATCTTATAGGCTGCTTCCCACCACTTAGCTGGATCAGTTTCAGTTATCATCTTATACACCCACCACCCTTTTATAGTTTGTAAATCGTCTGGAGCAGGCATCATAGCCCAACTCCAGATTAAGTTTATTCTCTTTTTCCTCTATTACTAAAGAATCCGATTTGACAACCTCTATATCCAGAAGTTTCAGTATAATCTTTGCCTTCATCAAACCACCTTAGCTAAACCCTTATCACCAAGCTCTATTGTATCTATCTTCTGCTCTAACTTATCCTTTAAGATATATTCAACTTGACCATTATTAACATAGTTAACAACTTCAATAATATCTGTATCAGTTATTCTCTGAGTTTGACCGATGCCAACTAATAAGCATAGTCCTAGCTGTTTACTGATTAATTCATCATCTATTACCTTTCTACTATAAGCTGTAACCTGATACTGAATGAGTCTGATAGCTGGGATCACTTCCCACCGATCATTGACCACATCATCAGTAAATTTAAGGACTACTTTACAATCTCCATCAATCTCATACTCTTTCAGCTTGCCTTGACTAATATCACTGATAAAGGCCTGAAGCTGATTCTGGTTATTCTTTGATATTACAACTGCTCCATCTTGTCGATATTGGATAATTTTATAATAACCTTTGCCAATTCTCTTTAACATTCCCGTTAAATTTAGTTTCACTCTATCCACTCTCCTTAATTGTCTTTGATAGTATAGTTAATCCCATTGACATTAGCAGTAGTATCTACAGGCTGATTAATCAACTTTTCGATGTCCCAAGCTGGTTGAATCACCTTGCCATCAGCTCCACTATCTGATATAATTAAGGATAGTAGTAGTAATAGTGAAGCGATGATTATAGTTACAGCTATAATCTTTTGCATTTGCTTACCTCCTTTTGAGGTACATCCCTATTACAATGCATTAATACTTAAGACACTTACTTTTGCGGGGTAGGTGTCTTTTGCTATTTGTGTTGAGATGTAACCCCTTTTCAAATATTTTTTAAGGTTAGCTGTGCTGACCTCATCAGGATTTAGTCCAATATCCTCAGCAGCTATATTGACGATATCGATACAGTGCTTGATATCATCCATCTCTTGGAGCATCTCCTTTAATAGCTTCTGCTCTGACTGCTTATAAGAGTTGAGGTTAAATGCATTCTGAAATTGGTTGAGCCTCTTCACCTCTCTAATCTTCTTTAAGAGTTCTTGGCATTCTGTCTCTAATCTATCCACATTAAGCGGAAAGCAGATAGGAATCTTGTCCATATAGACACCATCAGAGGTCGTTCCTGTGAGAATTAATCTCAACCTTCTACTATTTAGAGCTGTAGCAGTAGCTTCTAAGAAATGCTCTGGTCCATACTCCTTGTTGAGATATTGGCTAATGGTGCTCTCACTATAATCTGTCTCTTTGGCTAATCTCTTTTGAGTCCATTTCTTCCTTGCTAGCTCTTCTCTGACTATCGAGAAGAACTTCCTCATATCAGTTCTATCCAAGTCAATCCCCCCTTAAGCTATCGCTAGTTTCTTATCAACAATCTCAATTAATCGCTTTAGCTCTTCTACCCTCTGTAGATCTTCTTGCTCTTGAGCCTGAGCTAGTCTAGCATTAAGTATTTTCTTCTTCTCTAAGTATCTCTGCTTATAGTTAGGATGTAGCTCTCTTTGCTCCATTGAATTCACCACCTTTCAGTTTCAAAAACTCTAAACTTTAGCTATAGATTATTTACTTAGCTTTAATTTATAATTAAAGTAGATGAAGACTTAACTTCCCTCCACATAAAATCTCCCCTGATTGAGCTTGTACACTTTCACTTCGCGGTCAGCTCATCACTGACCCATGACAACCTTCTTCTCTATCTCTTCCTTAGGGCATTCTTCCTTAATCCTTTTAGCAGTTGCCTTAATATATTTAACTCTCATCATATATTCAAACTCTTGCTTCTTCAGCTCTCTGTCTAACTCTGTATAGTCAGGAGTGATCTTAGCCTTAGTTTCATTGCGAATGCGTAAGCCTCCAAAACGTGGATCATCATAGTCCATAGATCAACACCCCTTTCCATCTTACTTACTCTTATTAATCTATATGGTCTTGCTTGATTGTCCTATTAGTGATACTCAACTCCACTTTTATCCAACCAGATTGTATTGACTCCAAAGTCTCCATAGAGGATCACTGAATCACCTGTTACTGTAAAGGCTTCGATCTGATCAATACTACAGATTCTAAAATTTAATCCTGACTTATAGCTCATCAGCTCACGGTTCAGATAGTAATATTTAATGTCGCCACTATTCAATAGATTTAGAATTGCTGATAGTTGTTCTAGCATTCTTCCACCTTCTTAAACTGTTTTCCACATCTCTTACACCTATAGCTGACTAAATGATGCTTTGTATCGATCACTTCAATAGGAACTAGTAGATCCCAATTTTTATAACCATGACCACCTTTAAGTCCACATTTAGGACACTCGTCACTAAATTGATTTAAGAGCAATTTAACCCCTTGGTTCTCAGTTTTATTCCAAAGATCTCGAGCAATTTGAATCTCACTAGTTTTATTCATTTAAATCACCCTTTTAATTTGAAAGTATTTCTTCCCTTTCAGCTATCTCTCTAACCCTTACTCTACTCAATGAATCCAATAACGCTTTCCTGCTCTATAACTTTTCACTCCTGCAATCACTGCTTGTTGAGCTTGTAAAGTTGCAACTAAGCTTTCTTTTAATTCATCCTCTATTGGGTCAGCTTTTAGCTCAATTCCTACTACTTTTAGCTCTTCTCTCATAGCTTCAATTGAGTCAAAGACTACATATACACACTCTTGCTTGTCTTTGCTATACATAAAGACTCCCTTGTCACTCTGACTTACTGCTATCCAGCAACTGTCATTCTCTAGCTTTAATTCAAATCCAAGCTCAATTAATTTAGCTAAGATTAGTTGATCGTCTATTCCAGAACTTCCACCTATGAATTTGATATACTCTTCTTCTTGCTCAAAGCTAGCTTTGGAAAGGACATTGATTATTAGTCGGTTTCTCTTTGATTGCTCATTTACTTTGGCTTCATTCTCTGCTCTAGCCTTTGCTTTTGCTTCTATTCTGTGACGATATGCTCTCTGAACTCTCTCTAGCCCATTATCACTTCTCAACCCTGCCCATCTAGTCATATTTATCTCCTCCTTAGTTTTTTAGCTTGCTTTATGATTTTTGATGATACATTTTGTTTCGTTGTTGATTAAAAAAATATCCTCTACCTTCTTATCAAATAGCTTACCTATATTTAAAGCTAATTTTAATGGAGGATTTCTTCTTCCAGTTTCTATATGCCCATAATAACCTCTAGTTATTCCGAGAATTTCTGCTACTTCTTTTTGAGTCAATCCTTTATTTTTACGTAATTTAATTAGTTTATTTCTCACCAATAACACCTCCCTACGAAACAAATTGTATCACTACACTTATATTATAGCGATACAAAATGAATCTGTCAAGGGTTTTTCAAAGAAAATGAAACTTTTTGTATCTAAAGTTTATTGATGATACGCATTGTAGTATAATTAATATGAGATAATTAGGAGGGCTTGTTATGGATACAGGTAAAATAATTAAAAAACTAAGAAAAGAACGAGATTTAACTCAAAAAGATTTAGCAGATAAACTAGGCATTACAAGAGGAGCAGTAGGTTTATATGAGCAGGGAAAGAGAAGTCCTGATAATGAAATGTTAAGTATGTTAGCAGACTTCTTTGAAGTATCAACAGATTACCTCCTAGGTAGAACTGACAATCGCCAAAACCCTAACGATAAAATCAAATCAGCAATCTCTGATGATCCTGAACTATTAGAATTTTGGAATGAACTTAGTCAACGAGAAGATTTGCAGCTATTATTTAAGCAAACTCGTGACCTTCCCAAAGAAGCTATCCAGGATGTAATCAATATTATTAGGAGAATTGAGCGAGATGCACATAAAAGACATAATTAATACTGATGGAGTCTATATCGCCTTTGAAAAGATGCACCCTTCTATCTGGGGTTTTGTCTATAGAGATTCCTTTGCTGAATATCACTTGATTATCAATAAGAAACTAAGTCATGAGAAACAGAAAGAAATCTTTATGCATGAGATGACTCATATCAATGAGCATCTCCCAAACAAGCCTTATATGGTTGGATTGGATATGCAACACTCTGAGATGGAGAAAGCTGCTGATTTAATTGCTGTACAAGCTCTGGAGGCTTTGGAGGAAGAATATTTATTAGAAAATTAAAGCTGATATTAACTTAGCAGTTTGCTAAGTTTTTATTTATACTTATTTGGGATATTTTTAACATTAATGTATTATGTCGGTAATTGATAGTTTATGTCGAAAAAGTGAGTAAAACAGTAATAAATAATGATGAAACTTTTTTATTTTAGTTTAGTTGCGAAAATTGTGGTATGGTGGGGGATTGTGTTGGGTTGAGTACCCTGCCCTACTCTGTTTTTGGGGGAAATACTTATGATATCAAATTAGAGATTTATTTAAAGGAGTATTAACGACATTTGGTTCATTAATATCTTGATATATAGAGTATTAACGACACTAGTGTCGTTAATATAAGAGTTATATGACATTTAATTTTTGACATTATTAAGAAAGGAAGTGTAACAATAATGAGTAGTTTTTTTAGTAAATTAAATTTATATGATTTTTTGGGGTATATAATTCCAGGAAGTTTGATTGTTTTAATTTTAAATTCTTTTTTTGAAAATGTTTTAGATACAAATTTTATTTTGAATGTTAATGATGGAAGTATAGTAGAAACAACTTCATTTATTATTTTAAGCTATTTTATTGGTATTTTAATGCATGAACTTAGTCAAATTATAGAGAAATATTTTTTAAAGAAAATATGGGGAGGATTTCCTTCTGAAAGATTTTTATTAGATAATGATGAAAAATATTCGGAGGAATTCAAGAATGAGTTAAAAAAAGTGATTGAATCTAAGTATAATATTAAATTAAACAATACTAGAAAGAAAAATCAAGAAGCTTTTAATTTGATTTACTCAAAAGTTCAAAAACTTGATGGCAATGACAAAATTCAATTATTTAATACAATTTATGGGATGTGTAGAAGTTTATTTTCTGGAGTTATTGTTAGTAGTGTATTCTATATAATAAAATTCTTCATTGAATATGGAGAAAATAACATGGTTAATATGACTTATATAATGTTATTTGTTTCAGCTAGTTATTTATTATATAGGAGAAGTACAAGGTTTTCAAAGAGATTTGCTGATTATGTTTACAGAGATTTTTATAATTATTATAAAGAGAATATATAAGGAGAGGATATTATGGTAGAGGTTTATTTTTTGGATGTAGGTCAAGGAGATAGCAGTTTAATTAAATTTCCTAATGGAACTACCATGTTAATTGATTGTAAAGTTAATGATGATTATTTTAAACAATTAGATACACATTTATTACAAGATGAAGATGGAAAAAAAATTATTGATTATTTAGTTATTACCCATCCACATCAAGACCATATACAGGGTATAGGAGAATTAGGCAAAAAGTATTTAATTAAAAACATATGGGAATCTGGTCATAGATTATATGTTGAAAAAGAAAAACAAGATCAATATAAGCATTATTATGATATGTTAGATCTTATTCAAAAAGTAAAAAGAAAAGATGGACAATATAAAGAATTAAAAGCATATAAAAAACTATCAATTAAAAATCAACCTGATGTGAGTTTTACAGTTCTTTCTCCTACCAAAGCTTTTTTAGCAGATGAAAAACCTACTAAAAGAGATATTCATGACCAATGTCTTGTTTTAAAAATGGATTACAAAAATAGATCTATTGTATTTTCAGGAGATTCAAGTATGGAAGCTTGGAAAGAGCGTATAGTACCTTATTATTCTGATGAAAGTGGTCGTTCTAATCTTCTTGATTCTACAATATTACATGCAAGTCATCATGGATCATATACTTTTTTTAAACCTAAGGGTAAAAAAGATGATGAACCATATATAGAAGGGTTAAAAAAGATAAATCCTGAGATTACCATTTTATCAGTAGGAAAAAATAATAATCATGACCATCCTGATAAAGAAGCATTAGAATTGTATAAAAAATATACGGAGAATGAGCAAGTATATGAAACAATGAAACATGGAACTCTAAATGTTGGTATAGAAGATACAGGAGATTATCACATAATAACTGAAAAAATGAAAAAGAGTATGAAAAAGAATACACTAGCAAAAGTGGAAATTAAGGTCAATCCAACTCCCTCTGATGGAGAATTTTATGAAAAAAATGTTGAATTATATTTTAATGCAAGAGTAAGTAATATACCTTCTAATCAATCGATAAAAAGCATTACTTGGATTGTTCAAAATAATGCTACTGGTGATGATACTCATCATGATTGGTATATTGGAAAAATAGATAAATCCCGAAATTATAAAAATAAAACAAAATATTCAGGTTTTCATATTTTACTTTGTGAGGTTAGAAATCAAAGGGGAAGAGTAATAGCTACTGATTATTTAATTGTTAAGGTGAAAAATTAAACGTCATATAAACCAGCTAATAAAAGTCAAGAATAAATTAAAAAATATTTACATACCTAAAAATAGGCATGACAAAATAAGCTTACTTTTCAGCAAACTTTAAAAAATTTAGTAAAA